GAATATTCGTGGATCATTCGGTGTTTTTTGAGTGATCTGCGATAATTCATTTACCTTTCGCCCACGTATTTTTCTATAATACGGGATTGATTTTGAGATGCTGTAGTGCGGTTGAGCGGATAAGCGCGGAGACCAAGAGCACGACACTGCAGCGCCCTAAGGAATTGGGCCCCTAGCTCATGCTTGGTTAGAGCAGCGGACTCATAATCCGTTGGTGCCCAGTTCGACTCTGGGGGGGCCCACCAATAACAGCAAGGCTGACAGCACAAATCAGCCGGACGAAGTCGAGGGGTGTGACCAAAAGTGTGACCAAAACACTTCTAAACCCCGACTATAGCAGCAGCCTCCCAAGGTTACATCTATAGTGATAACTAGTAGTCTTCCTGTAGTAACCCACAAGTAATCCTTTTGATACCCAGAGAATATTCTGGGTATCTTTCATTTCCCCTATAGTTTTACATGTAGTATCATTGCACATTGTTATGCCGCCACCCGGTATAACTTAGAGTCGCACACATAAGAAGAATCGAAGACCGAACAGGCCCACCGCAAGACCAAGGCCCGAGTTGCGTCCAAATACTTTTACATGTCAAACAATTCAACAACAGCACCACTAAGGAGCTTATATGTCACACCAAGTCGAAACCCTTCACGCCAAACAACTGATGCTGGAGGAGGAGTCGGTAGAGGCCGGTATCAAACGCTATCAAGAAGCCCTGGAGAAGTCCGGCGAAGACGCTTTACCTCCAGGTATCAAATTGATGAAGCAATCTATTGAGCCGCTGGCGGCTGCCATCCTCGAATACATCACGAAGGCAAAGGAAGGACTAGCAAGCCGGAATGCTGGCGTGCTCCACTATCTCGACTCGTTCACACCCGAGGCGCTGGCCTGGGTGACATCTAAGACTTGTTTTCACTTCCTGAACGTAGCCAATACGCTGCCTATGGTTGCCCTGCGAGTGGTCGCAGCCTTGGAAGCATCAGTAAATATCGACGCTATTAAGGAGGTTGACCCAAAGGCTCACAAACGCCTCACGGCCAAGCTGAAGAAAGAGCCCAACCCAGCCAAGAAACATGTGCTCCTCAAGGCACAGCAAAAATATGTCGGAGTAACAACCATCGCATGGTCGCGTGAGGTCAAGCTGCGCATCGGTACGACCCTGATACACCTGCTGACAGAAAGCACCGGCCTGATGGTCCTGCAGAAGATGTCTATGGGCGTCAACAATACGCCCACGGTGCTAGTGCCGACACAAGCGACAAAGGACTGGCTGAAGAACTCGCACGCGCACTGCGAATTACTTTCTCCTGTTTATCTGCCGATGGTCGTGCCTCCTCGCAAGTGGACTAAACCTAACAATGGTGGCTACCTGGGTAAAGCGCTGCGTTACCAGTTAATGAAAACTGCCAATCGAAACTACCTGGAGGAGCTACAGCACCAGGAGATGCCGATGGTCTACGATTCAATCAACGCATTGCAGGAAACTCCGTGGAAGGTTCACGGCGCTGTACTGGATACTTTGGTGGCCGTGTGGGACGCGAACGGAAGTCTCGGCGGCTTGCCCTCACGTGAGGACCTGCCATTGCCCGCCACTACTTTCAATCCCGACACCCCAGAGCCTGACCTCCTGAAGGCATGGAAAATTGAAGCGGCAAAGGTCCATGGTATCAACGCCCAGATGGTATCCAAGCGCATCCAGGTATCCACAAAGGTGGGAATGGCAAAGCAGTTCGCGGCCTTCGACCGCATCTACTTCCCTCACACATTAGATTGGCGAGGTCGGGCCTATCCAGTTCCGTCATTCCTGAATCCCCAAGGCGACGACATCTCCAAGGCCCTCCTGACGTTCGCTGACGGCAAGCCATTGGGCGTCAACGGGGCCTATTGGTTGTCAGTTCACGGCGCGAACTGCTACGGCGTGGATAAGGTTGCTTTTGACCAGCGCTTCGATTGGGTCCAAGAAAATATCGACGCCATTCTGGATTCTGCGCGGAACCCACTGGACGGCGGCAGGTTCTGGTGTGATGCAGACAGTCCGTACATGTTCCTGGCGTTCTGCTTCGAGTACCTTGCTCTGGATGCACACCTGCAAGCAGGGCACACAGAAGAGTCCTTTGTGTCCAGCCTGCCGGTATCCTGGGACGGTTCCTGCAACGGCCTCCAAAACTTCAGCGCAATGCTGCGCGACGAGGTAGGCGGTGCTGCCGTTGGTTTGGTCCCTAGCGACACTCCGGCAGACATCTACCGGGAGGTCGCCAAGCAGTCTCAGGCATCCATCGATGCGGAAGCAGCAAAGGGAAACGTCATGGCACTGAAGTGGGTGGGCAAGATGAATCGCAAGTTGTCCAAGCAGAACACTATGACTGTACCGTATGGCGTATCGCGCTTTGGCATGACTGAGCAGTTGGCCGACGTATTCAAGAAGCTCAAGGAGAAAGGCGAAGACCATGAAGTGAGCTTTGATGATTGCCGGTACTTGGCTGAAAAGAACTATGAAGCAATTGGCAAGGTGGTCATCGCGGCACGGCTGGCGATGGACTGGCTTATGGAAACAGCCAAGGTCGTTGCCAAGGATGGCCTCCCCATCCGTTGGACCACTCCGTCTGGTCTGGTGGTTCTCCAGGACTACCGCAAGAAAGTTGGCAAGGAGGTGGATTTCGTGGTTCAAGGTGAACGCTACCGTATCATGCTGCAACTGACCGGCGACACTCTCGATTCCCGCAAGCAGTCCAGCGGTATCAGTCCCAACTTCGTCCACTCCCTGGACGCCTCCCACATGGTCCGCACGGTTTGCTACGGGCGCAATACCGGCATCACTCACTTCGCCATGGTCCATGACTCATATGGCACACATGCAGGTGACGCCGACATGCTCAACCATGTACTCCGCAAGGCATTCGTAGATCAGTACTCGGGGGACGTGCTGCGAGACTTCCGGGACCAACTAAGTGCACAGGTCCCGGAGGAGCTGGCGGCAAAAATTCCAGAGCTACCGCCGATGGGCAAGCTGGACCTAGAGGGTGTCATGCACTCAGAGTATTTCTTCGCCTAATACTTTTACATTTAACACCATTGCGCACCAGGACGGCGGACGAATTTAAAAACGGGGCCTAAACCCCGGCTATAGCAGCAATAGATTCTCGGCCCCAAAACACCCCTCAAAGGAGTCCATTGGACAACGACAAACTCAACTCCATCAAAGCCGGAATGGCGGTGCAGGCCGCGTTCCAGGCAGTAGATGCCATCCAGCAGTTCCCAAGCCATCAACAGGTAGCAGGCGTGGCAGTCCTGTTCACCGCCATTACGGACGGCTTGGGTGTCTGCCCTAGTGAACTCATCGACAAGGGCCAGCGCATTTCCAAAGACGCTGACACCTATTTCACCCGCGAAGTTAAAGCGCTGCGGGAATACATCAAAGGCGAACTGAAAAAATGAACAGCAACAACATCGAATATCTCCTGACTCGCGCACGGCTGCACTGGATCGACAACTCGGAACTGCCGGTCGATCTTTATATGGACCTGACGAATGCCGGCGTTCACGTCGAACGCGAAGAACGTAAATACCGTAAAGGAAGCTGAAATGACTGACACCACAAAAGTAAAGTACGAAAAAATCACCACGCCGAAGGGCATCGCAGTGTTCCCGCGCCTCAACGAGCCGGACACCAAGTTCGTAGCGGAAGGCCAATACAGCGTGCGCTTGCGCTTGTCCGCAGAAGATGCCCAGCCCCTCATCGACCGCATCGACGCGCTGGCCCAAGAAGCCTTTGACGCCGAGAAGGCGAAGCTGCTGAAGGGCGACGGCAAGGCAAAAGCCAAGGCCAAGACCCTGAAATTTGCCGACAAGGCTTACAAGGAAGCCGTGGACGACGAAGGCAACGAGACCGGCGAGTATGAGTTCAACTTTAAGATGAAGGCTCAGTACACCAACAAGAAAACGCAGAAGGTAACTAAGCAGAAGCCAAAGCTGTTCGATGCCAGCGGCAAAGCGTTGCCCGATTCGGTTTCGGTATGGGGCGGCTCCGTTCTGAAGGTCGCTGCGCAGTACATGCCGTTCGCCACTGCCATCGGCGTCGGCGTCTCCTTGCGCATGAACGCCGTGCAGGTCATCGAGCTGGTCACGTCAGGCGGCGGCAATGCAGGCTCCTACGGTTTCGGTGAAGAAGACGGCTATACCGCACCGGACGCAGAAGACACGCCAGCGTCCGGCGATGACGGCACTACTGACTCGGATGCCGGTGGCGACGAGTTTTAAACGTAAGAAGTCCACTGCGGATAACGGCATTCTCAACGGATACCGTAGTGGACTTGAGGACGCCGTAGCAGCGGAACTTGACGCCAAGGGCATCTCGTATACCTACGAGCAAACCAAGGTCGCCTACACCACGCCTGCCAAGCCCCATAAATACACGCCGGACTTCGTTCTATGGAACGGTGTCGTAGTGGAAACCAAAGGCCGCTTCCTCACGGCTGACCGGCAGAAGCATCTCCTAGTCAAGCAGCAACATCCCGAACTGGACATCCGGTTCGTATTCTCACGCTCCAAGACAACTATCTCGAAGACCAGCAAAACCACTTATGGCGACTGGTGTTTGAAGTATGGCTTTCAGTACGCGGACAAGAGTATCCCAGATGCTTGGCTGAAAGAAAAACCGTCAACCTCAAAGAAATAATCTATGAAAACAATCGCCTCCGTAATCGCATTCCTCCTCCTCGTCGTCCTGGTCATCGCCTCGGTAGCCGGCTGGGTCACTAACGTCATCTGGACATTTAGTCAGGACACAGTTATTCCCCTGGTACTCGGCGTAGTTGGCATCTTCGCAGCCCCTATTGGCGCCCTCCACGGCATCTATCTCTGGTTCTAATCGATGGCGCTACTGAAACCTGAAGCCGTTGAGTACATTGCAGTCCATTGCAGTGCTACTCAGCCAAAAGCCGAGATTGACGCCAAGGCCATCGACCGTATGCACCGGCTGCTAGGGTGGTCCAAGATCGGCTACCACTTCGTCATCAAGCGTGACGGCACTGTGGAGAAAGGCCGTGAGCTTAACGAAGTCGGCGCGCATGTCCTCAACTACAACAGCAAGTCCATCGGCATCTGTCTCGCAGGCGGCGTCAACGACAAGCTGAAGGCAGAGAACAACTTCACTGACGACCAGTTCCACGCATTGGCACTCCTCCTTCAAGAAATGCAGGCGAAGTTCCCCAAGGCAGTCATCCAAGGACACAGGGATTTCCCGAACGTCGCCAAGGACTGCCCTTGCTTCGATGTCCGTCAGTGGATGTCGGAAACCGGCGTATTCGTCAAGTAACACCAAGTCCTCTTTAGGCGGCTCCCTGAACTCTCAGGGAGTACTACTCAATTCAAATAAGGATTCACCACCATGGCAGCTACTCAGCAAGGCGCAATCACACCTACATCCCAAGCTCAAAACATCAAGGACTACCTGTTGTCCGGCAAGTCGCTGACAGCATTGGAAGCCTTGGGCCTGTTCCGCTGCTTCCGCTTAGCGGCTCGTATCGAGCAATTGCGTAAGCAGGGCATGAAGATCACGACCGAAATTTGCAAGGACATTACTAACAAAACCTACGCGAAGTACACCTATGTGTCTGCGGTAAAGGAACTGGAAGTAGGGGCGGCGGTACGGGTCCTGCGTGATTATCCGAGCGCAGGCATCAAAAATGGCGACACAGCCCAAGTACTGAAAGTTGGCGCAACGATTGCCCAAGTTAAGACACGCAGCAGCCGCTGGCTGGTCAATAAGGCCGACTTAGCCATCGTCTAGTACTCCTGTCCTCCCCGCAGCCTTCACGACGCCGCACAAGGAACCGTGAATATGTGAGGGGGTCAAATTACGTGCAATTTACAAAGTTTCCCTACATTCTGAAAGCACACATGCCACAAATCACCACAGCAACACGTGAGGCGTTCTTGCGCCTGAACGGTTCGGTCATCAACACGCCTGTCGGCAAGATGATAGCCAAAGCAGCTCTTAGCGGCGCAGGCGTCCGCATCGACAAAAAGGGTTGGAATGCCAATCTGTCCTTCCGCACCTACAACAAACTGAAGGCAGATGGCTACGTCAACTGACCAGCCTGACAGCCATTTCATAAGCAAGGGTCCCTGTCCGAAGTGCGGTAGCCGCGACAATCTCGCCACCTACTCCGATGGACACACCCACTGCTTTACCTTTGGCTGCGACGAACACACCCCACCGACAATCGGAGACGCCACTGATGAAACAACTACAGAATCAAAATCTGCGAACAGCTCCACTTCATTCACTTCTGTCAGCGGAACAGCTAGGGCTCTCGCTAAGCGAGGCATCTCCATCGATACCTGCGCAAAGTTTGGATACCTTGTTGGCGAACATGAAGGTAGTACCTACCAACTCGCAAACTATTACAAAGCCGGGAAACTTGTTGCACAACACCTCCGCGATAGCCAAAAGAATTTTAAATGGCGAGGTAGTCCTGGTGGTGTAGAGCTATTCGGCCAGCATCTCTGGCGCGATGGCGGCAAGTTGGTGGTAGTCACCGAAGGTGAAATTGACTGCCTCACCGTGTCGCAGCTTCAGGGCAACAAGTGGCCGGTGGTTTCCATTCCCAACGGGGCACAGTCCGGCCGCAAGGCACTGCAGGCGAATCTTGATTGGCTGGAGCGATTCGAGACTGTCATCCTGATGTTCGACATGGATGAGCCGGGGAAGGCCGCAATGGCTGAATGCGCCCCGTTGTTCACTCCTGGCAAGTGCAAGGTGGCGTCGCTCGGGCTCAAGGACCCCAACGAACTGCTCCTGGCGGGACGCGGCAGCGAGGTTATCGATGCTATCTGGGGGGCCAAGGTATATCGGCCTGACGGCATCGTATCGATAGCTGACCTCATTCCAGAGCTGGACAAGCCTGTAGAAGTTGGCCTGTCCTGGCCATGGCCTGAACTTACCGAAGTCACCTATGGCATCCGAGAGGATGAGATGTATGCCCTGGGCGCAGGAACAGGAATGGGTAAGTCGGAAATCTGGAAGGAGGTCATGATTCATCTGACCACGGTGCATAACCAGAAGGTCGGGGGCATCTTCCTTGAGGAGTCCCCTGCCCACACTGTTCGCTGCCTCGCAGGTAAGCAGGAGTCCAAACGGTTCCATGTACCGAACTCCGGCTGGACCCAAGACGAGTTCGCGGCGGCTGTCAACAAGATGGCTGCAGAGGACAAAATTGTTCTCTACGACCATTTCGGACATACCGACTACGACACCATCAAGGCGCGTATCCGGTACATGGTGGTATCCCAAGGCTGTAAGCACATCTTCCTCGATCACGTGACCGCTCTAGCATCCGGCGAACGGGACATCGACGAGCGCAAGGAACTGGAATACATAATGACAGACCTCGCATCCCTGGTGCGGGAGTTGCACATCACCCTGTACTTCATCTCCCACCTCAATACTCCTGAAGGCAAACCCCACGAGGAAGGCGGCCGCGTGTCGATTCGCCACTTCAAAGGGTCACGCGCCATAGGTCAGTGGTCCAGCTTCATGTTCGGCCTAGAGCGTGACCAGCAAGAAGATGACGAGGAGCTGCGCCACGTATCCACCTTCCGCGTCCTGAAGGACCGCTACACCGGAGAAGCTACCGGCAAAACCATCTATCTCAAGTACGACACAGCAGCAGGACGCCTGCTCAGTGTCGCCAATCCATTTGAAGACAAAACCCAAACGGACCAAGGCGGGAAGCCTGAGTTCTAACTAAGGAAATTTTATGCACAACATTCTGAAACTCATCAAAGCAAAACTCGCTGCGCGCAATAGCGTAGACGGCATTCTGACTGGCTTTCATAAGCATCTGAAGGCGTTGGCAAAAGTGGAGGAGGAACAGCGCCGGAAGGCCAGTCACCACCAAGACCAGTTTGTGTCGCACTTGGCGGCTAGTGATGCTGCCTTTGACGAAGCCAGACGGTCCGCTGAAGTTCAGAAGAAATTTCGTGCCTTGATCGGCTGATGCGACCGGGAGTTCGATGCGATTTATTTACGATACAGAAACCAACGGACTCCTAGTAGCCCTCACGAAGATTCACTGCTTAGTCCTGCGGGATATTGATACGAACGTAGTACACCGCTTTAGCACTCGCGCAGGAAACATGGAGGTCGGTCTGCGCTTGTTGCAGCAAGCTGACCTCGCTGTCGGCCACAACTGCATCTCCTTTGACGACCCGGCAATTAAAAAGGTCTACCCCTGGTTCCACTTAGACGAGAGCAAGGTTCTCGATACGTTAGTAATGGCGCGGTTGATGTATCCCGACATGGTGGACATCGATCTGAAACTCATCAAGGCCAAGAAGCTGCCCGGCAACCTATTCAAGCGTCACTCGCTCGAAGCGTGGGGTCACCGCCTTGGCTTCAAGAAAGGCGACTACGCAAAGGAGATGAAGGCCAAGGGATTAGACCCCTGGGCTGAGTGGAACATCGACATGGAGGACTACTGCGTAGGCGATACCGAGGTGACGTTGAAGCTGTTCCAAAAGCTCACTACTCCGCGTATCTCGCCATACATCTCCAAGAAACATAAGCCACTGGCAGTTCCGCAACTGTACGCGCAACAGGCCATTGACCTCGAACACAGGGTGCAGTGGATTATCGCTAGACAGGAACGCCACGGCTTTAAGTTCGACAAGCAAGCGGCCGCCAAGCTGTACTCGTCCATAGTGGCAAAGAAGCTGGAGGTGGAACAGAAGTTGAAGCACGTGTTCAAGCCCCGCTATCTACCTAAGGATAAGGTGTTCATCCCCAAGGCCGACAACAAGCAATTCGGCTATGTGGCAGGCGCTCACTTCCAAAAGCTGGAACTCACCGAGTTCAATCCTGGCTCCCGAGATCACATCAATACGTGGTTCACCGCGATGTATGACTGGCAGCCCGATGAGTTCACGCCAGATGGAAAGCCTAAGGTCGATGAAGATGTCCTGAAGTCCCTCCCATACCCAGAAGCAAAACTGCTGAACACCTACTTGATGCTCACAAAGCGTCTGGGGCAATTGGCAGAAGGTAAGGAGGCGTGGCTGCGTCACGAGAAGGACGGCTGGATGCATGGCTCCATGAATCCTATGGGAACCATCACAGGCCGGGCGTCCCACGCGAAGCCAAACATGGGGCAGGTCCCGAAGGTTCAGAAGAATCGGTCCGGGGAAATCCTGTACGGACTTGAAGGCGGGTACGGCTACGAATGCCGGCAGTTGTTCTGCGTCCCTGAGGGCAAGGAGCTTGTTGGCATCGACCAGTCAGGTATTGAGCTGCGCAACCTAGCCCACTACATGGCGCGGTATGACGGCGGTGCATACGTCAAAGAACTGCTGCTAGGTGACATCCACACAGTAAATCAGAAGGCCGCTGGCCTGCCTACCCGAGATAACGCTAAGACGTTCATCTACGCCTTCCTCTACGGTGCAGGCGCGGAGAAGATCGGCAAGATCATCGGCAAGGGCGCAGCGGACGGCCAGCGTCTCAAGGTCCGCTTTCTCGCGGGACTACCGGCGCTGAAGAAGCTGATCGACGACGTACAGAAAGCAGCAGACAGAGGGTATCTGGTTGGCCTTGATGGTCGCCATGTTCCCATTAGATCAAAACACGCAGCACTCAACACCCTGTTGCAATCATGCGGGGCAATCCTTGCGAAACAATGGCTTGTGTTCTTCGATGAAGAAATGAGACGCGCAGAACTGGCGACACGGGTTCAACAGGTTGCTTGGGTTCACGATGAAATTCAGGCTGAGTGCGACACAGGACTAGGTGAAACAGTTGGAAAAAAAGCAGTCGAAGCAATCGAAAAGGTCGGCGTCCACTTCAATTTCCGTTGCCCCATCACAGGGGAGTACGGAGTCGGAAGGAATTGGGCAGAGACTCACTGATGTACTGCGAGAGGCGTGGACGGGCGGCATCTCGGTTCAATCGAATACCGCACGAACACAAGCAGGCGTTCTAGCAATGGCTGCATCATGCGGCCTAGTGACCTCTGAGGTGCGCCCTAGTTGGTACGGCCGCCGCTGGTACATCACCAGTCGCGGCCTGCGGGTCCTGGAGAAGATGTGATTCGCACCCTCTCAAGAATCATCAAGGACTGCCTCACCGGCCCCAATGGCAAGGACTACGACCCTGCCAGGGTGTATCTGGCGATGGCAGTCAATGTGTTCCTTGCCGCTACCCTCATCGCAGTATTCCGTTCCAACCCCTTCGATGCGCAGGCATTCGGGATTGGCTTCGGAGCTCTGCTTGCCGGTGGTGGTCTAGGTATTTCCCTGAAGTCGCATACGGAATGTAAAGAATGACAGAAGTAATCAAACAATGGGCAGGCGCTGTTCTCATGTCGCTGGCGTTGTTGGGTAGTGGGTTCTCCCTCGGGGTCACCTACTCGCAACGGCAGGCAACTACTGACGCAGTCGCTCAGGCCAATACTCAAACCACCGCTGTACTCAACGCAGTCAAGGACAACGCCATGACTGAGAAGACACAGGCAGACAAAACCACAAAGGTACTCATCGCTAATGAAAAAGCAAACACTGAAGTTAAGACTACCGGCGCTGTTATCCGCAAGTCTGTTGCTGACGCTGGTGGCCTGCGCATCCCCGCCGCCGACAATTGTAGGGGACCTACCACGACCGGCGAAGCCGCAGATGCCCCAAAAGTTAACGGAACCACTGCCGGAACCATCGCACTTCCAAAAGAGATTGAAGCAAATCTTTGGGAACTCATGGAAGAAGCCGACCTGATTACCGAACGCGCACGATCGATCGCTGCGTGGGGCGCTGAGCAGGGGTTCGCAGAGGACGCGAAGTGACCAACTACGACGACATCCTCAACTACTCCCGCATGGAATTGCTGGAATGCCACGGCCTGCTAACACAGGTAGGTGTCCCGCGACATCAAGGCGGAGAGCTGATGTCACTCAGCCAGCGACTGGAGCATTACATGAAAATCAGAGGAGCAACGACATGAGGGTTTTAGAATCCCATTACCGAGTAGTCCCTACCGTTCGGCACGGATACCGGGAGGCAGAGGCGCGTCTTTCCGTGGAAGTCAACGGGAAGCGATTACAGGCGCAGTCACACGCCCCTGCTGATATCCCTGTGCACATTGTACAGCGTGAGCTACAGCAGCAAATCCTCCAGGAAATCGGGAAGCAACTCTTCGGTTGAAGCCACGTGAAGAAACAACCCTCCTCATCGACGCAGACATAGTGGCATTCCAAGCAGCCGCAGTGTCACAACAGAAGTTCGATTGGGGAGACGGCGCAGCGTCGCTATATGTCACACCGCTGGAGGAAGTCCTGCCGAAAGTCGATGAAGTCCTGGCAGTGTTTCTAACAGACCTCAAAGCCGACAAGCTAATCATCTGCCTGTCGTGTCCGACTGAAGAGAACTACCGGCTGTCCGTGCTGCCCTCATACAAGGGCCAGCGCGATTACAGCAACAGGCCAGTGCACCTTGCCGCAATCAAGGACTACATGGAGGAAAAGTACCCCTCCTATCGTAAGCCAACACTGGAGGCAGACGACATTATGGGCATCCTCTCCACGCATCCAACGCTGGTTCCCGGCAAGAAAATCATCGTGTCAGAAGACAAGGACATGCAGACGATTCCCGGCTGGCTTTACAACCCACGCAAGGACCGAATGCCTCGCCTCATTACTTGCGAAAGTGCCGACCGCTTTCACATGTACCAGACCTTGGTGGGCGACACTGTGGATAACTACGACGGATGCCCGGGCGTGGGCGATGTGAATGCGTTGGAGATTCTAGACGAACGCGTCAAGCAAGTCCCCTACGAGCATGTGTTCTTACGTGGTCCCCGCAAGGGAAAAACAGAGACGCGCTATCGGAAGGAAACAGCCGGCACGGTTTGGGAGGCAGTAGTGTCTCATTTCGAGCGCCGAGGTCTGACCGCATTGGACGCAATAGTACAAGCACAGGTTGCACGAATTTGCCGTGCATCTGATTACGATTTCAAGAAAAAGGAAGTGAAATTGTGGATACCACAATAAATGACATGCGTACAAAGTACGAATCTCTCGACGTTTCTGCAGCAATGATTGCAATTTTCGCTGTGGTGGTCCTAGCAGCGTCAGCCGTGAAAGGGTGCGCATGAGCTCGGACAAGGATTGCAATACCTGCGCCAACCACCTACAAGGTTGCATGAATGTACCTGCGGATTGCCGTACCTGCCTTAAAGTCTCCACAATAAGGGGCGTGTACCTGCCTTTCTGGAAACCGCGTACTAGTGCAGACAAACTACCGGCGAATGGGCCAATCCCTACACACCGACAGCCGGACATGGTCAATCACCCAGCTCACTATAAAAAGGGAAGATTCGAGGTATTCCCAGTACTTTATGACTGGTTCAAAGAAGACCCCCTACTCTGGCAGGTAGGCAAATACATCGCCCGAGCCAAACACAAGGGGAAGGAAAAAGAGGATTTACAAAAAGCACAGTGGTATCTCCAGAAGCGCATAGATGAACTAAACGCCTCTGAGAACTCGTAAATCGTTACCGACTCACGCAGCCAAAATGCATACAGTATATTAAGCCGCAGCCGAAACGAAATCGCCAGTTATAGTGATTATTACACCGGGCGCAGATGGAGTCCCCCCCGTCACACGGAATGAATTTTGCCCTGTACTTTGACCGTTGAGTTGAAGCTGGAAATTCTGAAGAATGCCAAACACTGACGGCACGGCCTGGTTCCAGCACTTGATATTCAGACTACCGCTGACAACAGTTCCGCTATTGGTCACCGTCCCTGCGTACACAAACCCAGGGTCACCGCCGTTGAGAGTACCATTCTTGATTACCGCGAGTCCCTCTCCAGATGAACCCAAAGAGGATGAAAAACGAATGTGATAGATACCGTCTTGCATGGCATTCCCCTGTAACAGTTGAATTTCGAATAAGAAAATCACCTTTACAACCATACACTGTCTCGCAATGTATCCGAAGAGAGTCCCTGCACCTTAGCTAATTTTCACGATTATGCCACGGTTGATGGTGTGCGGAGTCTAAACCCCGACTATAGCAGTAACAATCCAAAATTCCCTATGACAGATCAGCACTTGTTATCTAACAGGCTTGGTCCGTTACTGTCTCAAGAACTCCTGGATACCCTGGACGCCCTCTATCCTTCCCGCCCGCCTAGCTTGACTGACTCTGAACGAGAAATCTGGGCCAAGGCGGGGGAACGGCGGCTGGTGGATGTCCTGTGGTCTAAGTTCGCAGAGGCAAATGACAACCAACAAGAAACATGAGGTATCAACTATGTGTATGGGTGGCGCACCAAAAGCACCAACACCGGCACCTGCTGCCGCTCCTGAACCTGTAAAACCCCTGACCACGCCTGACCAATCAGCGGCAGACTCGGTAAGCGGCACACGTCAGGTAGGCGCATCCCGAAAGAAACTGCGAATCGATCTTGGCGGCGGCTCGCAGGGCTCCGGCCTAAATCTCCCGACAGGTTAATGAGCGACACTCTGGCAAGTGAAAACACTGTTAGCCTAAAGTCGCTCTATGAATCCTACAGTACGAACCGCCAGCCATACCTCCACCGAGGACGCGAGTGTGCTAAGTACACTATCCCCGCACTACTCCCACCAGAAGGCTCAACCTCAGCCACCAAGTTGTACCAGCCGTACCAGTCGTTCGGTGCGCGTGGCGTCAACAATCTTGCTGCTAAATTCCTCCTTACCCAACTCCCGCCGAACTCGCCCTTCTTCCGGTTGACAGTTGATGACTACATGCTGAAGCAGATGACCGGCAGGGACGGCATGAGGGCTGCAGTTGAGGAAGCACTCAACAGCATGGAGCGCTCGGTAATGATGGGCATTGAGTCGTCCAACATCCGCACGGCCACGTTCGAGGCAATGAAATTGCTACTAGCGACCGGCAACGCTCTGGTGCATCTGGCGCCACAAGGTGGCATGAAGGTATTCCGGCTGGACCGTTATGTCGCCAAACGCGACCCTATGGGTAATCTCCTGGAAACCATCACGAAGGAGACCATCTCCGCGTTAGAGCTGCCAGCAGCGCACCGCCTGTTCCTAAGCAAGCAGGACTCCGCAAGTAGTAAAGCAGCGCACGAGGACATCCATGAGTTGTACACGTGCGTGCGCCGGACAACGGACGGCTGGGACGTATGGCAGGAGGTCGGTGGTATTGAGTTGCCCGACACTCGCGGTACTTATCCTCCAGAGAAGTCACCGTGGCTAGCCCTGCGGTATATCGCTCAGGATGGTGAAGACTACGGACGCGGTTTTGTCGAAGAGTACATCGGAGACATCAAGTCACTCGAAGCGCTCCGCAAAGCAATCGTACAGGGCGCAGCGGCGGCGGCAAAGGTGCTGTTCCTGGTAAAGCCAAACTCGACCACCAAGATGAAAGTCTTGGCTGAGTCTGAGTCCGGCGACATCCGGGAGGGCAATGCTGAAGATGTCACCGTCCTCCACCTGGATAAGGCAGCCGACTTCCGCATTGCGGCAGAGACTGCCAAGGAGATACAGGAGTCGCTGGCCTACGCCTTCATGCTGAACTCGGCCATCCAACGCAACGGCGAACGGGTGACGGCTGAGGAAATCCGAACGATGGTTGCAGAGTTGGAAACCGCTCAAGGCGGTGCTTACTCCACACTGTCTCAGGAGTTTCAGTTGCCGCTACTGGTAGTCAAGATGCACCAAATGGAAGCCGAAGGAAAACTTCCGGCACTTCCCAAGGGCATCGTGAAGCCTCTCATCACCACCGGCATAGAAGCCATCGGGCGTGGTAACGACTTCACCAAACTACAGCAGATGCTCAGTGCCATACAGCCCCTAGGCCCAGAGGCCATTCAGCAGCGCTTGAACGTGGCCGACTACATCAAGCGCATCGGAACGTCCGTGGGCATTGATATGAAAGGGCTCATCTTCAGCGATGAGGAAGTTGCCCAGCAACAGCAGCAACAGCAGATGCAGCAAATGATTCAACAACTTGGCCCCAACGCTGTAACGCAGCTTGGCGGCATGGCTAAACAGGGAATGGCAAACGAAGCCCCTCCTCAATAACTAACAGGAACTCTATGGCAGATGCAATTCCAGCAAACGAAACCAAACGCGCAGACAAGGCTAACGCCAAGCGCGAAGCCCCAGCAGCAACGGCAGTGGATAGCTTCAAAATCCCTGGCGGCGCTCCTTTGGAATCCCACGATGCGGTCCGGGAGGACCACTGATGACCGTAGCTGCCGGCTCATCGGCACTGCCATCGGATTCCTCGAAACAACCTACTGAAGTCGTGGTTCCCATTCCTGGTAGTCCCGAACATGATGCGGCGATGGCCGCAAAGTTCGATGCTGCACAGGGTGCGGCCGCTCCCGTAGACCCTCCAGCGCCAGCTACGCGGCCAGATCACATTCCCGAGAAGTTTTGGGATGCCACTACTGGCACGGTAAAAACCGAGGAGCTGGTCAAGTCCTATGCGGAATTGGAAAAAAGCAAATCCAAAGGCCAGGACGACCAGACCACAGTAACACCCCCTGCCAATCCAGATGAGGCAGCCGATGCGCTTGCTTCCAGGGGCTTGGAGATGTCCAAGTTCTCGGAGGAATTTGCTGTCAATGGCGGCCTATCCCCAGAGTCCTACAAGGCGCTGGAAACTGCCGGCATCTCTCAGGAGATGGTCAACGCGTACATCGCAGGCCAGGAAGCAATTGCTGAAAAGCGGGACAACATCGGTTACGAATTGGCCGGCGGCAAGGACGCGTTCGCCAAGATTGCGGCGTGGTCCACGCAGAGCCTCACCAAACCGGAACTGGTCGCCTTCAACAAGGCGGTAGGCGGCACGGAGGAGGAAATGAAGTTGGCAGTGCTGGGGCTCCGTGCCCGATATGAAACCGCCAACGGAAAGAACCCGACTTTGCTGGGCGGCTCCGGCATCAACGGCGGCACAATCGGCTATGAGTCCAAAGCACAGATGACCGCTGACATGCGCGACCCCCGCTACGCCAAAGACCCCGCCTACCGCGCAAAGGTCGAGGCAAAGCTAGTCGCAACCACAGCTTTCTAATTTTGCATCAAGGCTTTCCAGGTGTGCCTTTCATAAACATCTGCACCCCTCTTAACTACCGCGTAAGCAAGCTAGGCCGTTCCGAGGAACGACAACCCTGTGCGTGAAGTGAGTACGAGAGAACCCCTCCAGGTTACGCAATGTAGCCGCATATCAATTTCTCTCAAGAGTAAAACACATGGCAAACGCAAACGTAAATCAATTTGGTCAATTAAACGGTGCTGGTGATGCAAAGGCAAATTTCCTCAAAGTGTTCAGCGGCGAGGTCTTGACAGCCTTTGAGACAGCGAACGTCACGCTGGACCGCCACACCATTCGTACTATCTCCAGCGGCAAGTCGGCTTCGTTCCCGGCCACATGGAAAGTGAAAGCCGGTTACCACACTCCAGGTGCCGAGCTGGTCGGTCAGAAGTCGAACGTTGGTGAGCGCATCATCAACATTGACGACATCCTGGTGGCCGATATCTTTCTGGATGACCTGGACCAGGCGATGACCCACTTCGAGGTCCGCGCTGAGTACTCGAAGCAGGCAGGCATCGTGCTGGCGAATACCTGGGACGCTAACGTGTTCCGCACCGGCATCCTGGCCGCACGTGCAAGCGCAACAGTTACTGGCGGCGTCGGCGGTTCGTCCCTGACTTCGGCAACAACTCTGTACCGCACTTCGGCTACCGACTTGGCCGCTGGCATCTATTCTGCCATCCAGGCAATGGACGAAAAGGATATCCCGGAAACGGACGAGAAATTCACCTACGTTAAGCCTGCACAGTACTACCTGTTGGCTCAATCGAAGGACATCTTGAATCGTGACTGGGGCGGCTCGGGCTCGTACTCGGACGGCAAGGTACTGCGTATCGCAGGTTCGCCTATCGTTAAGACCAATCAACTGCCTGTCACGGATACGACTGGCGTACCTGAAGTTCTGGCTAAGTATCAGGGCGACTTTAGCAAGACCGCCGCTCTGGTAATGACTAAGGCAGCTGTCGGCACTGTGAAGCTGATGGACTTGGCTACTCGCATCGACTACGACCCGCGTCGTCTGGGTGACCTGATCGTTGCGAAGTACGCAATCGGTACTGGCATCCTGCGTCCTGAATGTTCCGTAGAACTGAAGACGACTACCTAAAAGTCGAGCATCAACCCAAGGGGAATCTTAGAAGAAATTCTGGGGTTCCCCTTTTCGTTCACTTCCAGACCTTATATGTCCACAACCACACTAACAACCGAACTTGAAGCAATTAACACCATGTTGGCGTCGGCTGGTGAATCGCCTGTGAACAGCCTGGACATATCAGGCTTGGCAGATGTCGCAGCGGCCAGAGCAACAATGGATGAGATAAGCAGAGAGGTACAGTCCAAGGGCTGGAACTTCAACGTTGAACACGACTACCCGCTGGCGCAATCTTCTGACCTTACCGTAATTGTCCCCGGCAACTGCATTCAAGTTGTGGTCGAGAAGACCCGCGACGACATTACGCAGCGTGGCCTACGGCTCTACAACAAAACCACACACAGCTACCAGTTTCCAGAAGGTCTTCGCGCCACCGTAACTCTTCTGCTTCCTTGGGAAGAACTCCCGCAGGCAATGCGCCACTACCTGATGATTAAAGCATCTCGTGTCTTCCAGGGGCGAACCCTCGGGTCCGACGCCCTGTTTCGATTCTCTCAAGAACAGGAGATGGATGCACTGACAGCACTGAAGGATGCTGAAGGTGAGACCGGACAGTACAACATGCTGACAGGTAGCTACAGCGTAGCCTGCATCCTGGAGCGCTGATGCTGATAAACAAAAGCATCGCCAACATGTTCAACGGCGTGAGCCAACAGGCTGCGCCACTACGGCAGTCTTCTCAATGTGAGATACAGGACAACGCTGTAGCGGCGGTTGCCACAGGTCTCCGCAAACGACCTCCTACGGTACATCTCGCAAAGCTTCAGACCACCACGGTAGGTAGCGCATTTTCCCACCTTATCAACCGGGACACCCACGAACGCTACGAAGTCCTGCTGACTAATGGCAACCTCGCGGTGTACGACCTCCTCACTGGTGCAGCACGGCCTGTGTACTACCCTGATGGCGCAAGCTATCTTAGTGCTACCGACCCAGCATCCGCTTTCTGTCTCGTAACAGTAGCGGACTACACGTTTGTGGTCAATAAAACCATCCCTGTTCGAATGTCTGTCAATAGGGCCCCCAGCAATCCCGCGAACGTCGGCTACGTTGTGGTCGCTGCTTCTCCAGCACAGCATTCGTTTGCAATTTACGTCAATGGTACCGCTGCAAATGCATCCTTGGGTGAGTCGGGCGGCAACCTCGGAAACCTATCAGGGACGCTGACCGCAAACCTCGCCAGGAATCTCGGTAGCGCCTACAGCGTCCTGCGTATTTCGGAGAACGTAATCAAGATTGTCCGCAACGACGGAAATCCGGTCAATCTTTCAACAAGCGATACCTACGGCAATCAGGCTCTGCTGCCCATAAGCAACGGCACTGCGCGCTTCTCCAATCTCCCTGTTACGTTCGACACTGGCTACACCATTCGAATCTTCGGTGAGGAAGGCAATACCAAGGATTCCTATTACGTCGAGTACAAGGACGGCGGGTGGGTTGAGGCAGTCAAGCCCGGCACGGCGGGAACCTTCGATGCCAGCACACTTCCGCACAAGTTGGTCCGACGCTACGATGGGGCCTTTCTACTGACACGCGTTGATTGGGATAGCCGTAAGACTGGTGACGAAGACTCCAACCCTGCGCCGTCATTCGTAGGCCGGACGATCAACGATGTGTTCTTCTTCCGCAATCGCTTGGGCTTCCTGTCCGACGAGAACATCCTCATGTCCCGAGCTGGGGAGTTCTTCTCCTTCTTCGGAGCTACCGCCAGAGCAGTGCTGGATTCCGACCCGATTGACATCCCTGCCGCACACACGAAGGTTTCCATCCTGAACTACGCTGTGCCATTCAATAAGGTGCTGCTGCTGTTTTCTGACCAGACACAGTTCCAGCTAACCGCTGGTGACATCCTGGCTCCGAAGACTGTGCGCGTCGATGTCGTCACCGAATTCGAAAGCAATATCCGCTGCCGTCCCGCCGCCATCGGACAGGAATTGTTCTTTCCCGTAGAGCGTGGAAACTCCACAGGACTGCGGGAGTATTTCGTAGATGCAAACAACAGTGGTAATGACGCTGTGGAAATTACTGCCCACGTCCCAACGTATCTACCGAGCGGCATCTTCAAGCTGGCGGCATCCTCCAACGAGGACACACTGATTGCTGTCTCCAGTTCCACGCCGAATATCTTGTATCTATACAAGTTCTATTGGAATCAAAGCGAGAAGATGCAATCGGCGTGGGGACGCATCCTCTTCCCCGATTCAGATCGAGTACTGGAGGCGTCCTTCATCGGCACAAACTGTTACCTAGTTATCCAACGCATAGACGGCATCTACCTTGAGTCAATGGATTTTCAGCCCTACCTGAAGGCACCCGGCCTCGACTTCGAGGTTCACCTGGACCGCAGAGTGTTAATTCAGGGTGAGTACAACAGCGCGTTGGGCCTTACCACCTGGACCCTACCGTATCAAGATACGGGACGCTTCACTGCCGTACTAGGATGGCAGTACGGCTTTAGCGCCGGAGCGGGACTTAATCTGACGCAGACTTCCGCAAACACCCTGCAAACAACCGGCAACTATGCGGCGTATCCGGTGTATGTCGGAAGAAACTACACAATGCAGTACCGTTTCTCTGAGCAGTATCTGACGGACAGAAACAACGCACCGATGCTTACTGCCAATTTAAAACTGCGGCGATTCATCTTGAACTACTCGCTGTCAGGGTATTTTCGAGTGGAGGTTACACCTCTGGCGCGGCAGACCTATGTCTACAAGTTCACAGGTGCGAACCTGGGGACCGCCGCTCTCCAATTAGGTAGACCGCCAATCACGTCCGGCTCTTTCAAGTTTCCCGTACAGACCTCCAACATCGGCGTAGCCATCGACATCATCAACGACACCTTCCTGCCGTCCACCTTTCAGTCTGCTGAATGGGAGGCAGAGGTGGCAATCCTAAGCAAGAGAAGCTAATGACCATAACCTACCGCCCCGCTACGGCCGCCGACGCTTTGGCCCTCGCACCGCTCCTACGCGAAGCAGACCGCCTCGAAGTCCTCCTAGCGGCAGGCGACGTACACGCGGCCCTGCTGGCATCCGTAGAGGCTCCCGGCCTATCCCTCGCAGCCATCAACACGCATGGCGAAGTCATCGCCCTCTTCGGAGTCAGTGATGGTCCAGACATGGGCATTCCCTGGATGTTGGCCTCGGACGAGATCAGCAAACATCCTCGGCATCTGGTGGATGGCTGTAGGCGGTGGGTGTCCGAGGTACTTCCCCGTTACCGCCTGCTAGTGAACTACGTTCACGCGGAGAACGCCGTTGCCATCGCATGGCTGCAACACATCGGATTCACCATAGGAACACTTGTGGAAGACTTTGGTGTTGCCAAGGCCGCTTTCTACCAATTCTATATGTGGAATAAAAACTATGTGTGAACCAACAACTCTCCTCATGATGTCTCTCGCCGTCTCCGCAGCCAGCGCCGGTATGTCCTATGTCCAGGGCGAGAGGAACGCCGACACCCAGACGGAGAACCTTCAGAGGACGCAGGACCAGCAAATCGACCAACTGAATCTCCAGCAGCATCAAGCCGACCAGCAAGCCGGAGAGCAGATGTCCGACCGTGCCCTGGAAGCGCTGAAAGAAACCGGGCGCCTCAGTACCATTGCAGGCGAATCAGGCGGTGGAGGCGGCTCTAACGGGCGCATTGTCAATGAGGTCGGGTTCAACGCAACCCATGACATCGCCACCATAGAGGCAAACAGGCTCAACGGCGGCGCACAGCGCAACATGGATGTTCAAGGCGTTCGTGCCAATACACAGTCAGCACTCAACTCTATCCAGCAGCCTAGCCTTATCGGTACAGGTTTGCAGATAGGCGGGGCAGCGGTTGGGGCCTACAGCGGCTATCGCTCCGGTACTTTCGGCAAGCTGCTGTCAACAACCAAGACAGGGTAACTATGCCGAAATTCGTACAGCAACAAATCACCTCACGCCCACAGGACGGAGCACCTCAACGCCAACGCGAAGTCACCCAAGTCGTCGCACGTCCGGTGGACACGGCAGTACGAGGTAGTGACACTAGTTCCGAAATGGACGGCTTGATTAAGGGCCTCGCATCCTTCAGCCCCCAACTGATGCAATATGCGGAGCAAGAAGGAAAGCGGCAGATCAAGAAGGCCGATGACGCCGGAGAGTCTGCGGCCCTAATTGCGCCCATCGACCCTACGAACGCCAGCCGCGTCCCGGAGTCACTACCGGCCAACGTCCTGCCTGCATTCCGGGAACACTTTGATACCTCTTATCGCAAGATCACCGGACAGCGCTTGGGTATCGAGGCGAATGCAGCCATCACTGCCGAGTATGAGAAGCAGAAGCTGACGGATGGTTTCAACGTGGACCAGTTCCTGTCCGACCAACTGCGCACCCATACAGCCGGTATTCCTGACCCACATGTACGCGATGAGGTAGCCAAGCAGGCCATCCAGTTGTCCCGAGGTATCCGCGAACAGGACACCAAGATAAAGCTAGGCCAGCTCAAGGACTCCACCTTACAGAGTGTCAACGTGGTCATGGACGCCGGTATCCAGCAGGCAGGTAGCGACCCGCAGAAGCTGTATGACGCCTACCAGAGCCTGACCAACGACCACCGGGACTCCTGGCAGAACTACCTGACGCGTCCAGAGTTGGCGCAGCAGTTGGTAGCCAAGGTGACAGCGCAGTCGATCAATGACAAGGGCTCTCCGGCATTGTTCGACGCCCTAGACAAGATCAAGGACCCTGGCACCGGCATGACCATTGCAGATACCAATGCTGAACTAGGTGTCCACATCGCGCAGGCCCGGAAGCATGCAGAAGCCGAGCAGGACAAGCGTGTGGAACGCGATGCACAGCCGTTTCTCACCAAGCAGCGGGTCGATTGGGATGCGTCCGTCGAGGCGGGCAACTTGATTCCTGTAGAAGTTCTGGCTAACAACATCGGCATAGGCAAGCAATTCTCCTCCCATGAAGCAGCAGCCGCGTTCGACCGACAACAACGGGATAAACTGGCGGGAATGAAGGACTTTACTGAAGCCCTGCGCATGTGGGACTCTGGGCAGGGATGGGCACTGACGCCGGATATGCAGAAGAAGGTGTCAGAGCAATTGACCGGGGGAATCGTCAAGGGCATTGCGGGAGCGCTGGAGGACCCGGCACAACTCGCCAACGTAAAGGACGCAGCCAACCAACTCGCAAAGGTCCACGCTGTGGGTCAAGCGACCATCCCGAATGAGGGACTGAAACGCCTTGTGAACGGCCTATCGAACGTTCCTCCCGATGCCGGCGGAAACCCACCACAACGGTTCACGGCAGTGGCAGAACTTTATAAGAGCCTGCCAGACAACATCCGACGACTGTACTTTGACGATAACACCAGCGACCTCATGGATTCCTACGTGGCTGAGTCGGGCAATGGTGTCACCGCGTCATCCGCATATCAGGCAGCGTATCGCGCAATCTCGCCAGAAGCCAAGGAACGGGAGCGGATTCTGACCCACGACCCTGCCTGGAAAGCCAACACTACCAAGGTCATCTCAAAGGCTATCGATGGGATGCACTATCAGTGGTCCAAGGATTTCATACCGGGCCGTGACAACCTCCCCTCTAACCTAGACGCCACGACTTCTGGTGGGCTGTTGGAGGCGAAGCGTTTCATGACCACGCATCCCAATGTCGGGGCCGACGCCGTTCAAGCCCATCTACAAGAGTGGGTGAATAACAACTACGTTCACGATACCAACACGAATCTGCTTGTTGGTGTCCCTCCAGGTTCGGGAGGTCAAGGCACTGACAAGATGATTGCGTGGAAGCAGGCGGCATTAGTAAAACAGTATGGCTCTGACAAGCTGCCAACCCTCGTCCATATGGGCAACGGTCAGTACGAAATACAGTCCCTGAAGTACGGTGAAATTCTCGGCAAGACTACCTTCGACCGTCTCAACAGCACGTTCCGCTCAGCCACCACCCTTACTGATGACGACCGCAAGGCATTAGTGGAACTCAACGGGAAGGCCAAGGGCGGCAACCTATCCTCAGAAGACATCAACAACATGTCTCCCTTGATAACCAAGCTGCGAACAATTGGGCAAGGCGACCTCATTCCTACGAAAGCGATTAACGATGTTCAAGATAAAGCGTTCCGCACTGCGGTTGCTAATATTCCTAAACTGACTATGGGGGCTGCTTCAAGCGTCCTTGCACCTACGCCGCAGTCTGCCAACGATGCACAAGCGCAGAAGTCCAGTACGTTTCGCTTCATGCGTAACGTCAGCGGCAGGACTGGCACTCTCGACCTCACGGCAGCACTGACCACACAGGGCGAGGGTGTCGTATTGAAAGCATCCCCCGACCCCGCTGGTGGAGCCGGTAACAACATCGGCATGGGCTACAACCTCAAGGCCAACGCTGGGACCATCAAGGAGGACTTCAGGAAAGCAGGTATTCCACCTGAAGCCACTGACGACATCATTGCTGGTCGCAAGAGCATCACGCAGGACCAGGCAGAGCGGCTACTGATTACCAGCCTGCCGCGCTACGTGGACAAAGCCAGGGCCACAGTTGAAGCCAAGTATCCCGGCATGTGGGACCGATTGACGCCACAACAGCAGGCGGTCATCACAGACGTGGCCTATCAGGTCCGCGACTTCAACAAGTTCGGTCCATCCATTGACGCTGTGTTCTCAGGCGACCAGGAGCGCATCGACAAGGCGTTCAAGGTTTTCTACACGGACCGCAATGGCGCTCAGAAGGAAGACACTCGCAGAAACAACCTCCGGGCAAACATGCTGGCAGGCACAGCGAAATTTAATGCGGTGACTATGAATAACTAATAAAGGAAACACATGGCTGGCATCCAGCAGGAAGCAGCAGACCTATCAAGTAGCATCCTCAGTAAATCCGCAGCGCCCAATCCCTCCCTCCCCTCCCCGAATGCCAACGCGTCGACTTCCCCGGTTGCCAGTATTACCCTAGCCGACATAAAGAAGAAACGTGAAGACGCGGCGACGACCGGCGACTACGCGGGCGCGGTGTGGCGACAGGACTCTCCCGTACCCGGCATGATTGCTCATTACCAAGGCAGTCAGTTCAAGCCAGAAGACGGCTACATGTCCTACTCGGACCCCGACCAATGGAAGAGTCTCACCGATGGCATCGCGGAGGAGTACCACAAGGAACTGTACGGCGCGACCTCTCCCGCACAGGCCGACTTCATCCGGGAACGGCTGTTGAACAAACAGACGGACTTGCAGCACCTGAGTGATATGGGCGCGCTTGGAAACACAATGCGACTCGCCGCAAATCTGGTGGAGCCAGTTGGTCTCGCTGTCGGAGTCGCCTCTGGCGGCCTGTCCTACGCAGTGCGCGCACGTAAGATAGCCACCCTGGCAACTGCCATCGGTAGAGCTGGAACGGAAGCCGAGGCATTGTCAGCCATTACCGCCCATGCTGCCGAAGTGGCTGCACAAGCATCTCGCTCTGGCAGTAAGGGCGCAATTGCCTCCGGCATCGCCACAGGCGCGGGAACTATGGGCGCAGTCGAGCGCCTGCGCCAGCGGGTCAACTTTGAGGACGATTGGGGTCAGGTGGTCGAGGCCAGTCTTATTGCGGGTGCGATGACGACTCCCTTCGCAGTCTACGGCGCAAGATCGGCAGCACGGCAGGCCAACGTCGCCCGGCAAGAATTCGAGGCGTGGCGGATGCTGAAGGAACAAAAGGACGTAGCGCAGGTGGCACCAGCCGACGCCGCCACAATGGGAACTGCCGCACACCGCATTGACGTTTACTCCAAGGTAGAGCGCGGCGAACTACCACCAGACGCCATCGACACACTCTGGAAACAGCATGAGAGCGAACTGGCGGTTCAGCGCGAGAAGCAACTAAATGACCTCTGGAGCGAGGGGCAGCTGCATAAGGGCGACGAGATGAAGAATGTCGCTCAGGCACTCGACGCAACCAATGAGGTACAACCGACCGCAATGCAGCTTGCATTCCAGAAGGCGCTAGGTATCGCGCAGGAAACCAAGGCTGCGGCCAAGGAGACCCCTCTACATCTCCAAGACGTTCCCAAGACTCTCACGCCTGTATCAGAACTCCAAGGCGACCATGTATTCTGGCGCTCCGACGAAGGACCAGGGCTAGATCATGGAGCCGTCGTGGGAGAGACCGGCAAGGGCCAGTTGATTGTCGAACACGCCGACACAGGTGAACGCATGTTGATTGACCGTGCCGACCTCCACCCGGACTCCCCCGGCCACCACTTCGAGATTCCCAAAGAGGCGGTAGCAGGAGAAGCTGGCTTCCTGCCGAAAGGTATGAAGCCGGAGCCGCATCGAATAACAAAGGCTGACTTCCTGGGAGGTCCCGAGAACGTAGAAGTTGCGCCACCACGACCAGCACAGCAATCAGCATCCACCGCGCTGCACGAATCCCCTCGAGGCTTCGTGGGAGGTTCTGCCGGTGCGGCGCAGGCCATGCACGTACCAACCGTGCCAACGGTCCTGGGTGGATTCATTCCGAAGCTGGACAAGTGGGGCATCAAGATTCCCTACCGCTTCGACCTGTACGCCCAACTCAATCGCAGCACCAATCCGGTGCTCCAGAAGTGGGCTTCCAAGCTCATTAAGGACCCTATCGGTGCGGAGGGAAGTCACACCCAGGCGCGCACTGCCAGCGAGGATAAGAAGTTCATGCAGCGTACCCTGGAAGGTCAGTTCATGCTGGCCGCACAGGATGCGTTCCGTGAAGTCCGCGTGAAGCGCAAGCTAGGCCCTCTAGACGCTCACAAGTTCCACCGCGAATTTTACGAGATGGTGTCCAACGTGGCGAACGGAGACTCGACTGTCGTTCATGCGAACCAGGACATCGCCAATGAACTACGCGCCGCCGCCAACGCACAGCGTGAGGTCTACTCCACCATCATCAAGGAGGCAAAGAAGGCGGGGGTCCAGGGCGCGGAGAATCTGGACGTAGATGCGTTCTATGTCAATCGCCAGTACCAGATCGACAAGATCAAGGAAAAGATGAAAACGCACGGCGAGGATGAAGTGGCACAAGTGGTCGCCAATGCGTTCACCGATGGGGCATTGCATGGGGACCTAGCGAAAGCCAAGGCGTTCCTGCACGTCATCCTGAAGACAGAGTTCTCCCAAGTGTTCCAGGACCTACATCTGGCATCCAAAGATATGCACACACTCCGTGCCGAACTTGGCGCAGTAGACCCCGCAACCGGTCATCCTCTCCTGGACGGCAAGGACATCAATACAATCGTTGAAGTCATGTTTGAGGCCAAGGCAAAGCACGGCGGCGACTCAGGTAACGCAACAAACCTGAAGTTCCGTATGCCGATGGATGAGAACTATAGCGAACGCATGGGGAATGGGGAGACCCTGAAGGTATCTGACCTGATGGAGCGCGACTCCCGAGTGCTGGTCAACAAGTACCTGAACACTATGGCCGGTCACGTGGCAATGGCAAAGCGCGGCATCCGGTCACGTGCGGAGTTCGAGAACGTCATCTACAAGGGAGCAATGGACCACCACATGGAAAACAACCTGCTGGTGGCCGACGATGGGAAATTTAAGGGAGACCTGCAATGGATGCGCGACATCTACGACAACATCACAGGACGCCCCATGTCTACCCAGGTGTTCAACCAAACAAGCCGCCTGAGTAACATCATCAGGGCCTACTCGCGGTCTGCCTATCTTGGACAGCTTGGCATTCCGGCCATGGGCGAACTGAAGCAGGCAGTGGCGATGACCTCGCTACGCGCCTTGCATCTCCAGGGTGGCAGCTTTGCGGGGCTCATCCGGTCTCTGCGTAGCGGTCGTATTCCTAATCAAAAGCTGGCGCGTGAGATAGAACAATTCTGGGCCTTTGGCCTGGAAGCGAACTCAGCACATGCGCGTCAGTTCGAGACCTCGGAGTTCACCCATGACCGGACGTTGAACAAGCTGGAGAACACCACCAACAAGCTATCGCACGCCGTGGACTATATCTCGGGCAATGCAACGGTGACGTCCATGACCCGCCAGTATTCGGCCATGATGTTCATCCAGCATCACTTCGATCTAGCCACCGGAAAGGCTGAATTGACTCCGGCCTACCGCAAGCGTCTCGCGCACTACGGCATGGAACTGGAAGAAATTGACGATGTACTGAAACACCTGAAGGAGTACACCACACACGACGCAACGAATGGCCGTGTCGAGTCGGTGGATTGGGAGCGTTGGAAGCAGCAGCACCCAGACACCTACGAGCAGTATCACCTGACGATGGAGCGCAGTACACGTGATGCCATTCAAGACCACGACCTGGGCGAAACCATTCCTTGGGCACACACGCAGCTTGGCAAGATATTCATGGAGTTGCGCACCTTCATCGCCGTGGCACACGCCAAGAATTTCCTAAAGAACGTTCACTACATGGACAAGACTACCTTCTCGGTGTGGATGTACGGGCTTGTCGGGGAAGCGTTGATGTATTCCTTGCAGACCTCGTTGAATCTGGCGCACAACCCAGAGGAGCTACAGAAACGTCTGACGATGGACCGCATTGCCAAGGCCGCAATCCAACGGGCCTCTGTGTTCGGAATGCTGCCGTCCACTATCAGTACTACTACCGGCTTGGTGGCTGGCGGCTATGACCCGTTTGCAATGGTAAGCACCGCCAACACCGACAACCGCAATATGTTCACGCCACCATCGGCGGTACTCATCGGCAAGGCAATCAATGCAGGAAAAACGATTAGCGGTTCCGCGCCGTGGTCCGACCGTGTGGCAACACGTCAGGACATCCGTGACCTCTTCGGAATTATGCCGGGAGGGAACACATACGGCATCCGAAACTTATCTGACTATGTGAGCGGCATGTTCCCCAAACACGCACCACGCCAAGTGGTCCCCTAACAACGAAAAGGAGAAATGGCTTATCTATCACTAGCGCCCTATGAGGGCGATGGTAGCAACACGTTGTACGCGGTCCCCTTCCCATACCTCTTAAAGTCGCACGTAGAGGTATGGCTTGCGGGGTTCCTGATGAAGGACGAAGCGCACTACACGTGGACTACCGACAAATCAATTCAGTTTTACATTGCGCCCCCGGAGGGGATTGCAGTCATCATCAAACGCAACACGCCGAAGGTCGAGCGAAACATCCACTACCATGACTCGACCACGCTGACTGAACAGGTAATGAACGCAGATGCCACGCAGATGTTCTACATCGAGCAGGAGGTTGCTGATGGCCTAAGCGGACTCACAAACGGCCTTCCTGGCGTCGGCAATGGCAACTACCACGGCATCGCCACGGATGTCATGGACGGCATCATCAAGGAGTCCAAACTCTTTCCTGACCTCAACAACCGCATTGACAAGATTGACGGCCCTGCATCCTTGCCTGGGAGCGTTGCTGCACGGCTGGAGGATGCTGGCGTGAAGAGTTCTAAGGCGTTGAGCGACACGGCCAAAGAACTTGGTGCTGCCATCACTGCGGAGACCAATGCACGGCAAAACGCAGTCGAGTCGGTAGCCGCCAAAGTGGATACGGTGACTGCCGCACAGAACAACACTGCTGCTGCCGTGCAATCCAATATGACTGCGATGGTGCTAGGCGATCAAGCGTTGGCAACGCGCATAGACCAAGTGGCTGTCACTCAGGACGAAGCCAAGGCCGCTATCCAAGCCGAGCAAACTGCGCGGATAGATGCAGATGGCATTCTTGCAACCCGTATTGATTCTGTGAAGACTCAAACGGCTGACTCGGATGCTCTTGCTGCGACACAGCTAACAACCATCATCAGTAGCGACAAGCAAGCGCAGACAATCGCACGTGCCATGACCGCAGTGCAAACCACCGTAGCAGGAAACACCACCACGGTACAACTACTGATGGAAAGTGTGGACGGCATCAAGGGGTCACTCTTTCTCAAGGTGGACGCGAATGGGCGCATTGCCGGTATGTCGATAGGTGCAGATGCGGACTCCTCCGAGGTGGTCTTCGTCGCTGAGAAGTTCTTCGTTGCAGCGCAGGACATGCCCGGGAAGAAGGGGGAGAACTTGTTCACGGTCATTACGACACCGACGACCATCAACGGCACGTTAGTACAGCCTGGGGTCTACCTGAAGACGGCGTACATCAACCTCGCTACCATCACGACAGTCATTGCGAACAACGCAATTATTGGTGGGGCAAACATCGTCAATGCTGCCATTGGAACCGCTCACCTGGGTGACGCATCCATTACTAGCGCGAAGATCAAAGATGGCGAGATTACAAACGCCAAGATCGGTCAGGTCATCCAGTCAGCCAACTACGTACCCGGCTCGACCGGCTGGCGCATCAACAAGGACGGTTCCGCAGAATTTAGCGGCGTAACTATTCGCGGCGACTTCAAGGCGGGGTCCATCAACATCAACAACAAGTTCATCGTGGATGCAGGCGGCAACGTGACCATCAGGAGCGGAACAACCGGAGCCAGGCTAGAACTAATTGGCGGGGTGGTTATGACATTCGACCCGAACGGTGCGCTGCGAACCCGAATGGGGGTCTGGTAATGCCGGTGGGCCTCGAAATATACGACAGAGCCGGAAACACCGTACTGAGCCTGGACGACCGCATTGGGCGCGTACTTGGTAGTGTTCGAACGAATGGGGTGGCGGGTAGTCTGCGCAATAGCGGCTTCACCACTGGCACCCCGTTCTTCTGCGTCCAGACGACGGACCGGGGCGGTTTCTCTCCTACGGACGTACAAATATCTGGAGAAATATTGAGTTGGAACTACCCTACCCCCAATGAGCTATGGCCGACGTTGGACGCTATCATTTTCTATGGTGTCTACTGATGACGGCAGGTATTCAGGTATTTGGAAATCACGGTGTCTTGCAGATAGATCAGGATTATTCAAATCTTTCGCTATCGGCATCAGGTAGCGCAACCGTAGGTACGACCACCAGCACGATGTACGTCGATGTGACTATTACCGGCGACACACCGCTGATGGTCGTCAAGGCGCAGGACGTGTTCATCGGCATCTACTCGACAGTACAGAACGGTAACCAATTTACGTACAGATTTGTTTCTCGCACTATTGATGGCTACGGACGGACATTCCAGTGGTTCGCATTCGACAAAGTCAGAGAGTCCGGTGAAAACTGCGGATTCCAGGTTTTCAGGGCAGATGGAAGCATCGCATACGACTCCGGCTGTAGGCCGCTGAAACTCACCCAAGTCATTCCTGGTGGCGTCGCGGGACCAGGAAGTTCCGACCCGACCATCGCCTTTCTGATAGCGACCGTTCCGAACGGAAACTACGGGTTCATTTTTTCACAAACCACCAGCCGATTTATGGGGTCTCCTAGCGGCGCTGGCTTCGCGCAGGTAGGTGTGGCGCGTGTCACCTCCAACTCAGTGTACAGAACCACCACGAGCTATCCGGCAGAACTCAAAGCAACGCGATATGAGGGTATCGCAAGCCTGCTACTGGTGGATTTGAACGGCATCGCATGACAACAACTTACATAAAGGAAGATAAATGGCAGGCTGGTACAAGGCTGGCACAATCGAAGTAACTAACGGCAGTACAGTAGTAGCAGGTAATCAGACACAATTCATCAACAATGTTCGAGACGGCTACTTCCTGGTCGGTCCTGACGAACGTGTGTATGAAATTGAAAGGACTAGGAGCGACGAACAGCTCCTCCTCGCAAGCCCCTACAAAGGGGTAACTGCAGCAGGTCAAGAGTACGCCATTGCGCCGACACAATCGGTAATCGCAGACCTCGCAGCAGGCGTAGTAGATTTGGTTGACACGTTTGGACCGCTACGAACCGCTCTGCCAGACGTGATTTTGTATGCACAGCAGACGCTCGAATCAAAGAACGCCGCAGTGGCAGGCGCGAACACTGCAGGAACAGCCGCCGCCGCCGCGCTCATTTCTCAAAGTGCGGCAGCCGCAAGCGCCACAAGCGCAAGTCAACAAGCACTTACTGCCATCGCCCAAGCCGCCAATGCGTCAGCTTCTGCTACTAGTGCGGAGCGCTCTGCGGCGGCTGCCGCTTCTGGCGTAGCGCCACTGGCAGGTTTTAGAAACAAGCTTATCAACGGAGACATGCGAATTGATCAGCGCAATAAAGGCGCTCCGCAGACTATTACTCCAGGAGGTGGATACCAATATACTGTGGACAGATGGTGGGCAATTAGCGCTGGCGCTAACGTCACGGGGCAACAGGTATTTAATACGGGGGTGACACCTAACCAGTACAACTATCAATTTACCGGCGCTGCCGGGGTTACAGGTATTAGTTTCGCTCAGCGTATTGAATCCCAAAATTCATACAAGTTTTGTGGTTCACAAATGGTGCTGAGTGCTGACTTAGCGGACAGCAATTTGACCATAGTAAATTGGGCCATTAACTACGCCAATGCTGTCGACAATTTTTCGACGATAACACCGATTGCAAGTGGCTCATTTACAGTCAGCCCAACAGTGACACGTTACTCGACCCCGCCAATCACTATTCCCCAAGCAGCCTCGACTGGCGTCCAGGTTGTATTTTCGGTTGGAGCTAAAACCTCGGGCACCTTGACAATCGGCGCCGTGCAATTCGAACCCGGAACTATTTCTACGCTCCCTGAAGACAGGCATTTACAACAAGAGCAAGTACTGGCGTATCGATACTACAGGCGATGGGGAATGGCAGCGGGCGTTGCCTATAACTGCGGAGGCGGAGTGCAATCTGTTGTGGTGCAATTTCCCAATACCGTCCCATTTCGTGTTGCTCCGTCCACAGCCACAAATATGGTAGCCGGTAACTTCGTCGCTGGTTATCCGAACGCTACCCAGTGGGCCTTGGTGGCTCCTGGCGTCGCCTACGTCACGAACGCTTCTGCGGCGGCAGTCACGGCAGCGGCAACGGCTGAAACACAATCCCTGCTCATCTATTATTCGCCGGGCCTTAGCATTATGCCGGGACAGTTGAGTATGGGCGCAAGCATGTACATTGAATCAAGCGCCGAACTCTAATCAAAGGACCCAATATGATCTACACCTTATCTCCTATACCTGGTTTTGTAATTAAAACAGATACCAATCAAACTATTCCGCTCGTTGACGGCAATCTCGACTATGGTCAGTACCTAGAATGGCTTTCTGTAGGCAATACACCGGGGCCTGCAACCGTGACCGGCACTGCGAATCCAAATGCAGCAATTCTCGACAAGATCACAACCATTGAGCGCGACAGGCAACCGAGGGCGTTGCGTGAGTTCTTTCTAAAAAATGACAAGACCTCCTTAGCGGATATCGACGCCGAGATTGAAACACTTCGCGCCCAACTAATTGCGGATGTATAACCTGCCCCTTCAATTAAAGGCATTCACATGACAAATCAAGTAAGAGAAGTAGCAGACCTCCACGGCAAGGTCGAAAAATTGTCCGATGATGTACACGAATTGAAAGACTCGGTGTCGGAACTGGTCGAGGCATGGCGAACCGCTAATGGCCTCGTCAAGTTCACCAAGTGGGTCGCGGGTATCGCATCTGCTGTCGCCATCATCTACGGCGTTGTTACAGGCCGAGTACCTGCGCCTTGAGCAACGCAACGAAAGAAAAGCTGTCAGCGCTACACGGCAAGCTGGCAGACGTGTTCACGGAAATCATCACCAACGGAGTACCAATCAAGGATGAAGAAACCGGCGCGGTCCACAAGGCCCCGCCGTCCCCCGCCTACCTGACACAGATTCGTCAATTCCTGAAGGACAACAACATTGAAGCGGTAGTTGTCCCTGGGTCCCCGCTGGCCAATCTCACAGACTCGCTACCGTTCGCCGGTAGTGAGCATGAAGGGATGCATTGAGCGTTTCTACACGCGACTTGCAAGAAACGAATCGTAACAACGCTTTATGTCATCAGTGCCGTAGCGCACCCGACAATACTGAATCACACTCTTCTTCTTGTTTTCGTCTAAATTTTCAAACGGCACCATGTCTAGCCCCACCTGCGCAGGGTTCTGGAAAAGCACAGTTGTTGACGGTCTATGTTTAATGAAGGGGTCCCATTGCACGCCTACCTCATGGTCACCTACGTATTGGTCTAATCCCACAAAGAGCCACCCCAACACAAGGATTAATGGAACTGCGACAAATAATGTTTTCTTCATGGTGGAGCCAAATTGAATGCTTGACGCATTTGGGTTGCAATAATCATTCCGTATACGCCTGGACATGCCCGACTTGAGCCATGCGTCTTAGCAAATTCACGGTGACCGCCTAGTTTCTCAATTTTGAAGAATTCGGTTAGGGATTTGATGAGTGCTTCTGCAGCAGCAAGTTGCGGTTCTGTCGGTTCATCGTGTGTGACTGCCGCTTTGTCGTTTTGTTCACCTATCCACTCGCGGATGCCTGCGACGACTCCGCGCTTGACGGTGACATTCCAGGCTCCGGGGCCATATCGCTCCGCTTCCCCGCGAACGCTTAGGTCAGCAAGAAATACTATTCCAACAATCCCGGTATTGCCGCCCTCGATGTGAGCGCCCTTATGTCGAATGTCTAGCGCTTCATACACGACACCTTGGCAATCGACGGCGTAGTGGTAACTCAACTGGTTAAAGGACCCCATATCAACGGTCTCCACTTTTCGCATCTGCTCAACACTGTTGGCAGAGCAGCTAAAGCTGTTTCCGGCGTGGTGAAGCGCGATTGATTGGTAGTCCCAATCATTTACGGCACCATCAGAATTATGCTTGTGCGCGTCCCACGACGAGCGCTCCACAAATTTTACGCCTTGCTTTTTCACGAAATCGATAATTGCTTGACGCGTTGCGGCACGATCATTAACCGTAACCACATGCGGCGGTTTGCACATGTAATCTGCTTCGGTGTAAGCGGCAGTCCAATGCTTTGGAATGTAGTGCGTTTCCGTTCCCATCTCAGCTCTCTCCGTGCTTCAATGCCCCAACGGGCGCTTCAAAAATCAAATGCACTTGTACTTCCTGTCCAGGGGCTGCGTCTACGTGCGCATATCCACTCGCGTCAGTTACGCCGGACTGTTTCGCCCCTCCGACATTCGCTAGGAATTTACGATTGGCGAGTGGCGCTCCAGTTTCGCTATCTTCAAATAGAAACAGTTTGCCGTGCTTCTCTTGGCTGCCCTGAGTACTAGCAGCCAACGCCGCAGGGGCGGCCGCCGCGCCAACCGGAGAAACAATGGTTCCCATCGATTCGGCTTGGTCGTCGTAAGTCATCGTCTGGTGGAGATTTGATACGAGCTTGGGAGGGACGGGACAGCCGCAAATAACGATGTCGTTCTCCAGCGCCACTTCACCCATGAAATTCATCCGGCGCGGCCCGCCTGCCTTGGCGATGACTCCCACGCCTTTACAAGCTAGGCAGGTTGCCTGCCCACCGATTAGCGCGACCTTATGGCCGTCATCGCCAACTGAAAAAGTTGAGTTCGCGTTCGGAAGAATCGTGCCGCCTGTTGTCGTCTTGTCGCCAACAACGACAATCTTTCGCATCACCATAGATAGTCCCTGAAATTGCCATTAGGCTATCTTTACAGAAGATTAATTAATTTGCAAGCAGGTTTGAATTCTAGCCTTGACGCATCAAGATTGGTCGGGGCTCAATTACTATCCATTGCTATTTTTAGAAGCGCAGCGCCGATGCCAGCAATGGCCGCAATTATTCCAAATATGGCGGCTCCTTTGTTCCAGCTTCCAGATACCTTAAACGCCTCTGCGTTCTCGTAGTTCTCTACTGCCTGCATCAGCATTTGCTGTTCCGGCACAAGTACCGGGGATGGGGGCTCCTCCGAGGTCCGTTGGTAACGAGGACCGGCCTTGACCTCGCTTGCTTTGAACCACAAGCACGCCGCCAAGAAGGTGGCAACTAAGCCTATGGCGATACAAGCGATGTACGCGACATTTAGCATGGTTTTCTCTTGCAGATTACGGCCAATATAACTGCAGCTACGGCTTTACTTCCGCCACTCGTTCAATTCCAACGAAATTATCCTCATGGTCCTGCAGCAACGCAGCTATAGAAACCATTGTATTCACTGGAAGTATTACGGTAGCCATGTCATCAAATTCAGCATTTGGTAGAAATAGGTACTCACCACCACGCGGCATTAAGTCTACTTCTTTTATCAAGCTTCCCTTTTCTATATCAAGTGCTGCGCCTGCCTTCATTTCTTCCGGAATTTTCCTCACAGTCAACGTGAAACTATCTTTTGCTTTCCTATCAAATTCCACCGTCGCAGCGCGTGGGTTCTTCGACTTAACATGGACCACCAACATTCTCAGATCGTCTTTGTAGGGTAGTACTTCTGTCGTCATATCTAAGTTCACCATCCAACCAGTACTTCCTCCAACATTGTATTGATAACCGGCCCACCAAGCGGCAACCAAGAACGCGGCGATTGAGACCACTTTCAGCGTGAATTCGGCATACGCAGTAGATTTTACTAAGGGCTTGCCTGCCTCTCCCGTAGCAATGACGGCACCGCGTTCATGGGAGCCAGAGCGTGCACGAGGCGGGCGCAGTGTCTTCATCAATTTTCCTATTTACAGTAGAGGTCCGAAGCTTCTTTTATACCCGTTAAGTTGCCACCAGTAAACTGCAGCACGACTACCTCGCCATAACCCCGCCTTCCCGGAGACTCCTCTATAAGCAATCTCAGCAAGACCCCCATAGCACTCGCTGTGGAAGCAACGCTCGACCCTCTCAAAGCCGACTTTCGTAACTTCCTATACGTCACCTGGAAGCATCTCGGACTTCCCGACCCAACCCCAGTTCAGTACGACATCGCTCACTTCCTCCAACACGGACCGAAGCGGGAAATCATTCAGGCGTTCCGTGGCGTAGGTAAGTCTTGGGTTACCTCGGCTTTCGTGTGCTGGCTGCTGTACTGCAATCCTGAGTTGAAGATTCTGGTTGTGTCCGCATCCAAGTCCCGCGCTGACGACTTCTCCACATTTACCAAACGACTCATCCACGAGATGCCGCTGCTGCAACACCTCCGCGCACGAGAAGGCCAGCGTGATTCCAACCTAGCTTTCGATGTCGGCCCCGCACGCGCTGCACATGCTCCTTCGGTGAAATCGGTAGGTATCACCGGCCAGATTGCGGGCTCCCGCGCAGACGTAATCATTCCCGATGACATTGAAGTGCCGAACAACTCGCTGACCCAAGCCATGCGAGACAAGCTATCCAATTCCGTCAAGGAGTTCGATGCAGTCCTCACACCTAAGGAAGCGTCCCGCATCATCTACCTGGGCACGCCTCAGACTGAGATGAGTGTCTACACCACGTTGGAAGAACGCGGCTACACCCTGCGCATCTGGCCTGCACGGTATCCCTCGGAAGCACAGCGGGACAAGTATGGCGCCAGACTCGCTCCATTCATCTGCGACCGACTGGACCGCGACCCGACACTGGCGACCGCCTGCGACAACCGTGGCGCACCTGTTGACCCCAAGCGGTTCTCCGACTTCGATCTAATCGAGCGTGAAGCCTCCTACGGACGCTCAGGGTTCGCCATGCAATTCATGCTGGATACTTCAAGCAGTGACGCCGACCGCTACCCACTGAAGCTATCTGACCTCGTGGTGTTGAACCTCAGTCCGTCCATAGCTCCTGTGAAGTTGGCGTGGGCATCTGGCCCTGACCAGATCATTGCCAACCTCACCAACGTTGGCCTCAATGGCGACCGCTGGCATCGCCCCATGTTTATTTCGAAGGAATTCACGGAGTACCAGGGCGTGGTCATGGCTATTGATCCTGCTGGCCGTGGCGGCGATGAGTTGTCCTACGCGGTCGTGGCGATGCTCAACGGCTACCTGTTCCTCCTCGACTGCGCCGGACTGAAGGGCGGGTACACTGATGAAAATCTGAAGCGCCTCGCAGAGACGGCTAAGAGGCTCCAGGTGAAGAAGATTATCGTGGAGAGCAACTTCGGTGATGGCATGTTCACGAAACTCCTCACGCCCTTCCTGACGCGTCTATACCCCTGTACAACAGAAGAAGTCCGCAGTTCCATGCAGAAGGAGAAACGCATCATCGACACGTTGGAACCTGTAATGAATCAGCACAGGATTGTCGTGGATGAAGCGCTCATCAAGAAGGACTACGAGAACTACAACAGCTACGCGCAGGACCAAGCGCATCGCTATCAATTGTTCTACCAGATGACCCGCATCACTCGTGAGCGCGGGGCATTGAGTAAGGATGACCGCATTGACGTGTTGGCGATGGCGGTGGCATATTGGACTGAGCAGATGGACAAGGACATTCTGAAGACTCTACAGGACCACAGAGCAGCAATGCACGACGCTGACCTGGAGCAGTTCCTGGATGATGTCTTTGAGAGGGTTGCGGCTGGCCCGAGTTGGTCCAGTACAGGGCACTGACTTGTATGGATGCCATCTTCGCCCGACATGGAGCATACTGGCAATCATGTTCATAAAGGGGGCAACCAGATGATTATGACCAAGGACGAAGTTAACCAGCAAAAGGAGATTGAATACTATGCCGCTAATGTCACCGCTTGGTATAACACGGCACTTGAACGCGACAAGGGCCTATTCACTCTATCTGCAGGTGGAATCGGCTTACTCACGACCCTACTTACTACTGTCGGCCCTCTGTCTGTTTTGGTCATTCATTTCTATTACGCTGCATTAGTCTGCTTTGGTGTAAGTTTAATTGCTGTTCTACTCATCTACGATCGAAATAAAACACATATCGAACAGGTTATTTCCAGCAAAGCAGAAATGAGCGACCGCGTTCTCGGAATACTGGATAAGACCGCACTATTTGCCTTCGGACTTGGTGCTGTATTTTCGGTCGTGATCGGCATATCATCAACCATAGCTTCGCCACATACTAAGGAGAAAATCTTGGCAACTATTATTGTTAAGGACTCTACGTCCATAAAAGATGATTTAAGTGGGCCGCGTGAATCCTTGCGCCCTCCTTTGACTAAAAGTTTTAACGAATCAGGTAAATTACGACCAACCCCAGCTGCGGAGACTCCAGAAGCTGTACCACCTGCCAACGCGCCGACCGCCCCCACCACAAGCTCTGTGCCGCCGCCTGGACAAGGCGCAGGCAAATAATCATCCATCCGTAGTAGAAAATCGGGCCGGAAGCCGCTTGCAGTATGGCTCCGGCCCTTTTTGTTCCTCTAAACCCCGACTATAGCAGGGACCCCCGATTGTTACACCTATAGTGTAGCTAGTGGTTATGCCAGTAGACGCTTAGTTGTACTATCTCTATTTGTTATTGACGTCTAACTGTTAGGAGTCCACTGCATGCTACTAACTCTCGCCACCGTTCATCAGATTCTCGTCGGTCTCGTGACCGTCATAATACTTGGCTTTGGTGTAAAGCCGCTGTTGAAACATGCTACGCCGCCCGCGATATCGTTACCGCCACCGAACGTGCAGCGAAGAGAGCAATGGGAACGAGTGACACATGGCGATGAAGGCGGAAAGGTGCTGGGCTATCTTGAGCGATTCTTATTCTTCGGCGCTTTCTGGGGCTGCGCATACATTGTTATCGGGGCCTGGCTCACGTTCAAAGTCGCGTCAAAGTGGAACGTTTGGAGCAACGTGATTGCTGTACCAACAACCATTGAGGGCATCGACCCAATCGATCTTCTCAACGCACGCCGTCATTGGGGCTCACACTTGCTGATGACTTTCCTCATCGGCACTCTGGCGAATCTCATTATTGGTTTCTTGGGAGTCCTCATTGGTCAATACGGCCTCCAATTACTTCGGTTGACCGTGTACTGAGACGACACATGGCAAACCACCGCCACCACTGCCGACGATGAGCCGCGACGACATGGAGAAGAAACGTAATAGCCACCAACCACGAGCGGATATGGACAAATAATTAGCCCGAAAAATTCGTGCCCCCTCTGACAAGCTCACGACAACCTCACTCCCCCCTTGCCCCCGCACACGCGCCACGATTGGAGTCTGCATCATTCCGGTCTAGGCCCTCCTCGTGGCGCAACTGGTCACAACACTGGACACACTACACGCTAACCCGTTGATTCGTAAGGCACACCAACGGATTATGAATCCACAGGCCGGGTACGTTGGGCACAGCAGGACACGACAGCAGCACCCGCGAACACCGACAGGTACGCTCTAGCATTCTCACAGCTTTATATTTGTGAGCGTGGCAGAGCGTACCTATTTTTTGCTATTCACCACCGGATACACCGCCTGGTGTAGTTATTGTATGAAGGCATTAATTCCCAATAGACAAGGTGTTGTTCTTTGCGTAAGCTACTCGACAACACTTTATTGAGACCCACACCACCATATGTCCTCCACATTAGACACCGCAAACGCTGTAATGGGCTTTGTAGGCGGGGCGTTGGGATTGACTGCGGCAATCGTTAGCGGCGTCGTAGCGTTTCTTCCCAAAGAGAACCCGGCAGCGGCGCTCCCGAAGATTGGGGGTTGGGTACTAAATCTAGCGCCCATGACCCTGACTATAATTTCAGGCATCTTTACCATTGTGTTTGATTTGGGCGGTGTAGGATTCTGGTTCTTCGCCGTAGCCACCTTTGCTACATTTGTGAATTTCGTGCGTACCAATGTCCCTATCAGGCGTCTGGAAGTCGTGCAGATGGTGCTGCACGTGGCGATACTTGTCGCATTCGGCTTGATGCTCCAGATAAACCACGTCTACGAATCTCTAGTCAGGGTAGCTGAACACCTCCGCTAGCGTGCTGCATCAAAAATATCGCTTGCAATAGTTCTACATGTAAAATAGAATGCAGTCCTGCGCTGAAGAAACGAGCGCTTAGCCGTTAACTCATACTTTTACATATAACATCATTAAAGGAAATAAGCATGTCATCTACCTACTACGCACAGCCCTACAACATCGGCGCTACCGGCTTCTACTTCGACAGCTATGAGGACTATCAAGGGCAAGCGGCAGCACTGCGGGACGACTGCGGCAGCCCTGTGGAAGAGTTCGAGATTCAATATATCAACGGCGATGACGGCCAGTTGTTCCGCGCATGTGATGTGCAACAGGGCAGCCTTGAGCAGTGGTTTAACGATATTGAGAACCTGGACGACAACGAGAAAGCCGCACTGTTCTACCTTTGCGATGATGTCGGATACGGCATCCAGGACGCACTGGAGAAACTGGAAGACGTGACGCTATACGAGGGCCCATTAAAGGACGCGGCGGGAGAACTCTTTGATGATTGCTACCTGTCCGACGTTCCCGCGCTTGTACAGCAGTATATTGACTATGACGCCTTTGCCCGGGACTGCCAGCAAGCAGGCGACATGGCGGAGTTCGACTTCAACGGAACAACCTACACATGCACTAATGCAAGCGGCCTATAAGCCCAAATTGCGCCCAAATACTTTTATATGTAAAACTATATAGGACAACAAAAACATGAGCCTCCGCAAGATTCAGTCATTTACCAAAGCGACCCGCGTAGCCACGGTCTACCGGGACTCCGAGTGGAACGAGTACCGCGTAACGTTCCGCTTCACCGACTGTAGCGCGTCTGACGGCACCTACCACTGCGACGACAAAGCCGAGGCTCTGAGCGTTGCTGAGATGTGGGCAGAAGGGAAGATAGGTTAGAGCCCAGCCGCTAGGCCATCTACTAGCAGCAAAAGGTGGCCTACTGGATGCGTTTTGATGCCCGCAAAGGATGCGGTAGACGCCTATGAAGCGAGGGCTATTATTCTTGCCAAAAAATAACTTACAGTGTTGCAATCAGTTACAACTACTGTATATAATTACAGCACTCCGAACCCCTATAAGCAGTGAAGCTAAACCGGAGCACTTGGAGGAATAGTTCTACATGTTGATTAGTTGCGCCATCATAGATATACTCATTTGCGCCGACTTTATAGTCCGGCACCACAAGCCAAAAGCACTTATCGATTTCCTCCGAGGCGAAGCGCCGGGGGAATTTGAGGTATTGCTTTTCCGGCGCGTGTATATCGTCGCAGTCATCAAAGGAAAACGTTATGCCATCCACCGAAGTAAGCGCAGTCACCCTCCGCGCTCTGGAGATATTAAGTAGCCACCTGAACGCGCCGCAGATGCCCTTGCAGGTTGCTATTACCTTTCTTCACGTTGCCACGCGCAGCGAAGTCCATATGTCGGACCTGGAAAAGCTGCTGGAAGTCAGTAAGCCTACGCTTTCGCGCACAGTGGCAATGCTCGGCAGGGGCATCAACATTGACAAACCCGGATACAACCTTGTGCAAACTGCTGAAGACCCGATGAACCGCAAGTTCAAAATCATCAGCCTTACAGCAGAGGGCCATGCAGTGCTAAAGGAAATCGAAAAGAAAGGAGGCGCGTGGAATCGGCTGCTTGAAACCCGTTTAGACCACTAACTCAAAGGAGGTATTTTGATTAAGTTGAGAGGTTCAGTGTGGTGGGCTGACTTTAGACGACCAGATGGCAAGCGAGTACGGAAGTCACTCGGCACCAAGGATAGAAAGGAAGCGAAGCTCCTGGAGGCAAAGCTAATGGCCGATGACAAAGCTGCTGCTAAAGTCCAGGCCACACATGGAAACAATACGATTACCCTCGAAGCCGCCTTCAAACGGGCCAAGAGAGAACGTAGGGAGTGGGTCGAGGCCAAAGACTTCAAATCAATCGAGTCAAAACTCGGGCTGATTGGAAAGGATTTTCCACTAGATACAGACCTATCCCAATTCACATTTCAGGTTGTACTTCAGTACGTCGAAGACCTCAAGGAGGCAGGACTTTCTGCCTCTACGATCAACCAACGGCTTTCTTTCCTATCAGTTTTGATTAACATGGCCGCGACCAATTGGGGCCTACCATTGGCACCTTTTAAAATGCCCAGAGGTCGCCAAAAGAAAGGAAGAATCCGAACCCTGTCGTTTGCGGAAGAAGAGATAGCCATAGCACTATTTAAGAAGCACACCTGGAAATGGCACGAGGAGATGGCGTCACTCGTCCCCTGCTTGTTGGATACAGGTTGCCGACTCTCCGAAATGCTAAACCTGGATGTAGACAGGGATGTATCCTGGGAACGCAATACAGTCTATATCTGGGAGAACAAGGCTGACCATCCGAGAGGCATCCCGATGACAAGCAGGGTTAGGGAGATTCTAGCCAGGCGTGCAGAGTATGGGAAACCATTCAGGATGCTAACCACCTTCTCTGCGGCCGTCTGTTGGGATTGGGTACGTACCGAGATGGGCCTAGCTGATGATAAGGAGTTCGTCTTACATGCGCTTCGGCACACCACAGCGTCCCGACTAGCAGCAGCAGGTATGGATGCTTTCCGCATTCAGAAATGGATGGGGCACAAAAACATCGCCACCACCATGATCTACGTGACGCTGTTCGCTAATGATCTGGAGGACCTAGTAGGAGTTCTCGACAGAGGGGCAAATAGGGAAAATGTAGTGTGCCCAGAACGTGACCGAACGACTATTGATGTTGATGCATACGAGATCAACGAAGACATATGTATAGGGGAGACGCTTGAATTTACAGCGAATTACAGCCCTCATAATCCGTTGGTGCCCAGTTCGACTCTGGGGGGGCCCACCAGTAACACTGAAGTAAACAAAGGGCTCACAGCGATGTGA